GGCACCGCCCAGCCGGTCGCAGGGGCGACGGGGAAGGGAAGGTGTGCCGAGCAGCGGCGGTGCCCCCCGAAGGGGGGTGGGGGGCCGCCGTAATTCAAGTATTATTACTGGAGGGACGGTGCGTATGATTTTGACAAGTGGGCGGAATGCAGGGCCGTGGGTGACTTGGCACCATGTCATATACGTCTACCGTATACGGAGGGGGGAGATTCTCTGGGAGGAGAATCTCCCCCCCGTTACCGTATAGGTCAAGTGTCCCACTATTTTCTTCTTGGGACACCGCGGCTAGTGTGTAGAGCATCTGTCCAGGAGGTTGTCGTGGCTCAAAATGGTGGTGGTAAGGGTTGGAAGGAAGATCCTTCGTCGGGTGAGAAGGTTATGCCTGATCGGTGGGCGTTGTTTTTGGATTGGTTGTTGTTGGGGTTGGATCGTGTGCCGGCGACTCAGCGTGATTGGGCGGCTGAGAATGGGTTGCATGAGGATTCGTTGCGGCGTTGGAAGCGGGATCCTCGGTTTGTGCGTGAGTGGGACCGTCGGGCTGCTGAATTGAATGTGCATCCCGAGAGGACGCAGCGGGTGATCGATGCTTTGTTTGCGGCTGCTGCTGGTGGTGACATTAAGGCTGCTGCGTTGTATTTGCAGTATGTTGATAAGTTTACGCCGAAGCGTCGAATCGTTGTTGATGATGAGCGTGATGCGTTGTCGTTGTCGGATGGTGATTTGGTGGCGGAGATTGAGGCGGAGTTGGCTGCGTTGAGGGTGCCTGATGGATCCTGATGGTGGGGTGGAGTGGGAGAGTTTGGCGGATTGGTATGTCGGGTCGGATGATGTGTTACAGTGTGGGGTGGAAACTCCCGACGAATGTGAGGCTTGTCAATGAATTTTGTAGAGTGGATGCAGCATGGTATGGACAGTGGGTTTTGTTCTGATGGTGTGTGCGACACCCATGAGGGTTTGTGGGATGTGTTGACGGAGGAGGAGCAGGTAGCCTGGGATGAGGGTGACGATCCGTGCATTGGTGTGGTTCGTATTTGGCCCCAGGAGCCTCCTGAGTAGCGGTGGGGCAGGCGGGTGACGTTTCTAAGGTTCTCATGGCTGTGGCTGCTCTTGTTGCTGCCGTGGGGGGCTTTGTGGTGGCTGTGTGGGGGGATTCTCCAGACTCTTCGTCTAGGGGTGTGACTATTGTTTTGCGTGAGGTTGGCGATTACGAACGCTTTTTGGACGATAATCCCAGCCATTGGCGAGAGTGAGTTGTTTCGATGAGTCGCCTGGGCGAGTTGCGGCGGGAGGCTGAGTGGCGGCGGTGTCAACGCGATGAGCAATATTTTTTGGAGAAGTATTGGCATATAGCGCATCCTGCTCGGGGCCGTATCTTGTTCGAGTTGCGTGCTGCTCAGTCGGCTGCTTTGGGTCAGTGGCGTGATGAGCGGTATAGTTTGACGTTGAAGGCGCGTCAAATCGGGTGGACGACGTTGGTTGCTGCTCACCAGTTTTGGTTGGCGTTTTTTCATCCTGATCAGAACATTATTGATTTGTCGCGCACTGAGCGTGAGGCAGTGTTGTTGTTGCGTAAAACGAAGTATGGGGCTTCGCATTTGCCGAAGTGGCTGGTGGAGCGGGGACCGAAGTCGCTGGTCGAACATCAGCAACGCATGATGTTCGACAACGGGTCGCAGATTACGTCGATGCCGTCAGCGTCGGATCCGGCTCGGGGGGAGTCTGCGACGTTGGTGGTGGTTGATGAGTGGGCGTTTTTGCCGAATCCTGAGGAGGCGTGGTCGTCGATTGAGCCGGTGGCGGATGTGGGTGGTCGGATTATTGGTTTGTCGACGGCGAATGGGTCGGGTAATTTTTTTCATCAGTTGTGGGTGGGGGCTTCTACGGGGGCGAATAATTTTGTGCCGATGTTTTTTCCGTGGTCTGCTTCGGAGGATCGGGGTGAGGAGTGGTATGAGTCGAAGCGGGAGGCGATGTTGCCTTGGCAGTTGGCTCAGGAGTATCCGTCTTCTGCGGAGGAGGCGTTTGTGAAGTCGGGGAATCCTGTGTTTGATTTGGATGTGTTGTCGGAGTTGGCTTTGGCGGTGCGTTCGGGTCGGGTGGGGTATTTGCATCGGGTGTCTTCGAGGGCGGTGGAGTTTCGTGTTTGAGGTTTGGTGTGAGCCGCAGTTGCAGCATGGGTATGTGTTGGGGGTTGATACGGCTGAGGGTTTGGGTCATGGTGATTATTCGTGTATCCAGGTGTTGGATTTGAACACGGGGGAGCAGGTGGCTGTGTGGCATGGGCATATTGCGCCTGATGAGTTGGCTGATGAGGTGTTGTCGGTTGGGTTGTGGTATCGGGATGCGTTGTGTTGTGTGGAGTCGAATAATCATGGTTTGACGACGTTGACGGTGTTGCGTCAGTTGGGGTATCCGAATCTGTTTAGGAAGCGGACGTTGAATCAGGCGACGTCTAAGGTGTCGCAGGAGTTTGGGTGGAAGACGACTCGGACGTCGAAGCCGTTGTTGATTGATGATTTGGGTACGGCGTTGAGGGTGGGGGAGTTGACGTTGTATGATGAGCATACGTTTGCGGAGTTGCGGACGTTTGTGCGGAATGAGCGGGGGTCGATGTCGGGTTCGCCGTTTGATGATCGTGTCATTGCGTTGGCTTTGGCGAATCAGATGCGGAAGTATGCGTATGCGCCTGAGTTTGTTCAGAAGGTTGATGATTATTGGACTGTTGATTGGTTTAAGCGGTTGGCGTTGCGTGAGGAGGTTGGGGAGGATCCGTTGAGGATTGGGGCTAGTTCGGTGCGTGGGACACGCCGTCTAGGTTTATAGGCAATGTTCATTTTGAGAAGGAGTGGCCTGTATGGCTAAGAATTTTGTTTCGCATACGAGCGGCACTGAGACGGTTGATGGCCCGAAGGGGAAGAACAATCGTTTGGAGCGTGGCGCTTCGGTTGTGAAGAATCCGATTTGGCGCCCTGGTGGTCCGCAGTCGCCTAAGCAGCGGCAGTCTGATCCGAAGTATGTGAATCAGACCAACGATGAGGGTTCTGTTTCGCCGCGGTCGACGCCGAAGAATCAGCATGGTACGACGGGTAAGGTTGAGCCTGCTTCTAAGCAGCCGAATTACCGCGGCCATAACGCCGGTTGATCGTGGCGGTTTTGCCGCCCGAAGCGTCGTTCGACGAGTTTGTCGCGTATACGCTTGGGGTGCGAGGCGATGTTGGGGACGCCGAGTTGCAGGATCTGTGGCTGTGGCGTCAGAAGTTGCTGACCGTCAAGATCAATGCTGGTACGGGCATACAGTCCCTGCTGCCCGACGATGAGAAGGGTTTGACTAACCGCGAGCGTGAGCGTAAGACGTTTGCTGAGGCGAAGTCGCAGGGTCGCAATATTGAGAAACTTCCTGAGAAGGCGACGTTTTGATGGCTAAGAAGACGCGTGCCGAGTTGCATGAGGCGTACCAGGAGCGGTTGAATACGTCGCGTCGTTGGCGTGAGGAAGAGCAGTACGATGAGACTTGGCGCCGGCTGAGAGATTTGTATCGGGGGAAGCATTGGCCGATGACGACGATGGCGCAGCGCGATTTGATCGCTGTCAATTTGGCGTTTTCGACGATTAATGTTATTGCGCCTTCTGTTGCGGTGAATCATCCGAAGATTGTTGTGTCGGCAACTGAGTCGTCGAATGAGGGTCGTGCCGGTTATGTGGAGGCTGTTGCTAATTATTTGTGGCGGCATCACGATTTCCGTGCGCCGTTTCGTCGCGCTGTCAAGGATTTCTTGATCTTTGGGCATGGGTGGATCAAGGTGGGTTGGCGTTTCTTGGAGCAGGAGCGGCTTCTCAGCATGTCGGAACGTACCGATATGTATGAGCAGGCGCAGTCTGAGGTTGACTTGTTTGCCGGCGAGATGCCTGATTTGGCGGGTTCGTTGCCGACGAACGAGGAGGTTCTGGCGAACCTCCCTGATACGAAGATGACGATCGTGGAGGATCAGCCGTTTGCGGAGCGTGTGTCGCCGTTTGATGTGTTTGTTGATCCTGAGGCGACTTGCATCGATGACATGGTGTGGATTGCTCAACGTATCGTGCGGCCCTTGGAGGATGCTCAGAAGGACAGACGGTACAAGCCTTCGGTGAGGAAGCGGTTGACGGCTGATGCTGGGGTGAACCCGAAGTATTCGGATGCGTTTGACGATAGCCATGACTGGGATCGTTTGGAGGAGCGTGTCACAATATGGGAATATTATGATGTGACTGAGAATACGATGGCGGTGTTCGCTGAGAACAGTGAGGAGTTCCTGGTTGATCCTGTTCCGATGCCGTATGCGTATGGGCAACCGTTTGTGATGATTCGGAACTATGATGTTCCTGATTTCTTTTACCCGATTGGCGATTTGGAGTCTATTGAGTCGTTGCAGTTGGAGTTGGATAAGACGCGCTCGCAGTTGATGAATGACAGGAAGCGGTATGCCCGCAAGTACCTGTACCATGAGCGCAGTTTCGGCCCTGAGGGCCGGCAGGCGCTGGAATCGGATATGGACGGCCAGTTTGTTCCTGTTGTAGACGAGAACAAGCCGTTACAGGAAACGGTTGTTCCGTTGCCGCAGGTTCCGATTTCGCCTGAGATTTACGATTACAGCGCCACGATCGAAGATGATATCAATACGGTTAGTGGCATTTCGGAGTATGCGCGGGGCGCTATGCCTGAGATTCGGCGTACTGCTACGGAGGCGTCGATTATTGCTGACGCGCAGAATGCGCGTGCTGCTGACAAGTTGGCGATTGTTGAGTTGTCGATTGGTGCTATTGCCCGTCGTGTCATTCAGTTGATGCAGCAGTATATGACGGGGGAGCATGTGGCTCGCATTATTGAGACTGGCGGGGAGGAAATATTTGTTGGCTATACGCGTGATGATATTGCCGGCGAGTACGATTTTTCTGTTGAGGCGGGTTCGACGCAACCGATGAACGATACGATTCGTAAGCAACAGGCGATCAGTTTGTTGAATGCGGTGGCGCCGTTGATTGGTACTGTTATTGATCCTGCGGCGATAGCGATCCATATTTTGGAAACGGGGTTTGGTATCAAGGATCCGCAGAAGTTTCTTATTCAGCAGCAGCAGGCTGCGCCGCCGCCCGACGGGGCTGCAGCGGGCGCGCCTCCTGCGGGCGCCATAGCGGCGCCCCCGCCGCCCCCTGGCCCCCCCCTGGGTGGCGGTGGTGCCCCTGTTCCGTCGGGGGCTTTCGCTCCGACGGGGGGTATTCCGCCAGAGTTGCTGGCGCAGTTGCAGGGCCAGATGGGTTTGGAACTGCCGTCGCTCTAGTGGGACACTCTTTTCGTATATGTAGAGCAACCGTTCGCGGACTCTGAGGAGGCGAGATGCCAGAAGACAACGAATTGTCGGAATCCACACAGGTGGACAATCCGAGCGGTTCAGCAGAAGTAGGGACGGAACCTGGAGGTTCCCACACTGTCAAGATTGATGGTGCGGAACATCAGGTCAGCCTGAACGAACTTCGTGATGGTTACCAACGTCAGGCGGATTACACCCGTAAGACGCAGGAGTTGGCAACCGAGCGTCAGCGTTTACAGCAAGCAGAGACTATCGTGGCAGCCTTAGAGGCTGATCCTGCGAACACTCTGCAGGCTTTATCAACTGCTTTCGGGATCGATGCGGACACCCAGGCAGCCCCGAACACGGATTTAGAACCGTGGGAGGAAGGCTACCAGGATCCGAACGACTTGCGAATAGCGAAGATCGAAGCCACGTTGGATCGTCAGGCGCAAGCAGACAGACAACAGGTGTTGCAAAGTGAGGTTATGGCGCTGAAGCAGCAGTATGGTGATTTCGACGCTCAGGCGTTGTATCAGCATGCTCTGAAAAACAAGATTCCGAATCTGTCAGCCGCTTTTACACACATGCATTTTGGAGAGGTTGCTGCCGCTGCACAGCGGTTGCAGGCTGATCAGAATGTTACTGAAGCGAAGCGTAGCGGTGTTCCTGTGGCGGGTGGTAATTCCACTCAGTCGGGGGCTGTCGTTAGTGGAGCCGATGTGCGTAAAAAGGTTTCGTCGATTCGGGAAGCGTTTAATCTCGCCAAGCAACAGCACGGATAGTAAAGCGAGGTGAGGATACAAAATGGCTGGTAACAGTAATTTTGACGAGATTCTCTCCACTACGCTGAAAAACTATATTCCGAAGTTGACTGACAACATCTTCTCAGCGCGTCCCCTTTTCTATGCGTTGACGAACGGTCAGACAATTCGGCGTATCAGCGGTGGATCGAATATCGTAGTGCCGATCATCTATGGCACAAACAGCACTGCTGCCTCGTACAGCGGAACCGACACTATTGCGGTCACGGCTCAGACAGGCATTTCTGCCGCTGAGTACGACTGGAAGCAGTACGCGGTTACGGTGACGATCAGCGGTATCGAAGAAGCCAAGAACAATGGTGAGGCTCAGATCATCGACCTGCTGGAAGGCAAAATCTTCCAGGCTCAGGAGACGGTCATTGAGAACATGAACACCATGTTTTGGGCAGACGGAACGGGCAACGGCGGTAAGGACTGGATTGGTCTGGACCTGATTGTGACGAAGCCCAATACGTCACTCGGTGGGATTGACCCGACTGGTGCGGGTAACTCCTGGTGGGCGTCGACGGAAACAGACGAAAGCGGCGTTTTGGCGCTGGCTTCGATGGCGAGAGTCTATAACACTGTTTCGGTCGGTAACGATCAGCCCACCATCATCATCACAACCCAGGTGGCTTACGAAGCATATGAGGCGCTTCTGACAAGCAACATTCGTTACACCGACACTGATGTCGCGGATGCTGGTTTCCAGAACCTCATGTTCAAGGGTGCCCCGTGTACCTTTGACGGGGCTTGTACCACGGGTGAGATGATGTTCCTGAACACCAAGTACCTGCAGTTGGTGGCACATAGCGATGTCTGGTTCAAGCCGACACCGTTCGTGCGTCCCACTAACCAGGACGCGGTCTTCTCGCAGTTGCTGTCTTACGGCAACTTGACTTGCAGCAACCGCGCTCGGCAGGGCTACCTGTTCGGAATCACAAACACCTGATTCCCTTTTGGATAGGCGGGGATCACATTCGGTGGTCCCCGCCCTATCCGCGGAGACATAATGGCTAGAGAACTTGCGGTAGGTTACGGCACCAGTCGGCGTCCTTATGGGCAACCGAAGGACGGCTTTCGGAACGCAACTCCGAAAGAGCATGCCATAGCACGATCCCGCAATGTTCAGCCGATGCATCCGATTCAGGACGAAATGCCAGCAACAGGTTGTGCAGCGACAACAGTTTCGGGGCAGCCCTGTAAGGCCCATCCGAAGGTGGGGGAAAATTTTTGCGCGTTTCATAAGGAGTAACGGTGAACATTCTGGAGATGCGGAACTACGTTCGTTCCGTCGTCGACATCGACGACGAGGACATCTCTGATGATGTTCTGAACCGTTTCCTGGGCGAAGGCTACGACACGATCGTTTATAACGAGAAGCGTTGGCCCTTCTACGAAGTTGAAACGACATTTTCGACAGTCGCTGATCAGAAGGATTACACGATTGCCGAAGTGGGGGTATCTGTTACGAACGGATTGCGTGAAATCAATGCGTTGCGGACAGATAACCATGTGTTGACCTTTGTTGGCCGCGACGAGGGTGATGTGGTGTATCCGTTGGAATCGGACAGCACGGGCGATCCCTGGTGGTGGTCGTACTGGGCGGAATCTGTCAGATTGTATCCGACTCCTACTGGTGTAACGTCGGTTACGGTGCGGGGTTATAAGAATCCGACAGCGTTTGGGGCGGGATCGGCGGACACTGTGTCGCCATCGGATCTGCCTGATCCGTTTCATATTGTGATCGCTACATACGGGTTGGGGCGGGCCTATGAGCAGCAGGAAGATCCTGAGATGGGGCGGCAATACTTTTCGATCTTTAACCAGGAGTTCGATAGTCTGAAAGCCCGTTATGCGGACATGCCGGCGCCGCAGCCTGTGCTGTTGAATAGCCGCAGTGCGACGCGTTGGCGTTCGCAGGTGATTCTTCCGAATCGTCTGCGGTACGGCTGGGAGTAGCGATGCCGCGCACCTTCAAGTTGGAGGCTCTGGAATCTTTTTCTGGTGGGCTGAATCTGCGCGCTGACCAGTTCAACCTGGGCAGCACAGAATCTCCCGACATGCTGAACGTAACCGTCGACCCGCGTGG